GAGCAGTATGGTAGGACCTAACACCAATGCTAAACACATAATTTTTTTTTTGGGAAAATAAATTTTTTTCATGAGTGTGAATAAATGTATGAGAAATAATGTTTTTTTTGTTTTTACAAGAGGAAAGGAATTTGTTTATTTGTATATTGATAATATAAACTATTAGGTATGGCAGATGATTTTATGAATGAAGGTCCGTTAGACGGGTTATCAGAAAGGGAGCAAGAGCAAATGGCACAGTTAATACTAGAGGAAGCTTATTATAATTCTTATTTGGTTGTTACAGAACGTATGACATTTGATGAGTTGGTAGACGAGTATGGCGAAGATAAGGGTGTGGCATTAGTGGCACATGATCCTGACGAGGAAATAGAGGAAGCATTTATTATTAGCATGATAGAACATTTCAGCAGTCCTGAGCAAGAGGAGTATGAGAAGTGTGCTGAGTTGGTTAAGAGACTTAACTTGCTTTATCCTGACACAGTGGAGAAAACAATCTGATCTATCTAGAAGAAAAGGTTTTTTATTAATTGTGTATTATTTCATGGGTTATGCGTAAGAAATTATTTATGAGGGCTGGTGATAAAGCTAAAGAGCAGCTGTATGGCGAATTATTACCAATATCATGGGATAAGATTAAAGAGGTCGTAGACTATAAATCGGGTGATACAATCTTAGATATAGGAAGCGGGTCATGTAATTTCTTATCTCATGTTTCCAAAGAATGTCCAGACAGTAAGGTTATTGGTGTAGAGCTATTAAAGCATAGACATGAATATGCAATGGATGCGTATAGTGAACTAGAAAACTTAACGTTGATCAATAAAAGGTTTCCTTGTGCTTTACCTTATAAACCAGATATTGTAATAATACATGGATGTGCATTTCCAAAAGAATCCATAGATGATATAATCAAAGCGTTGCCTAAAGGTTGTCGTATTATTAGTAATTCTAAATATAATAAATCCAAATCTAAATTTAAAGTACAAACTTCGTATTCTTTAGATACTCATTTTTACGTATTGATAAAATAAATAGGTACAAACCTAAATAATGTAAACTTTATTTATATATTTGCATATATTAATAATTTATAAAATCAATAATTATGAGCAATGTAAAAAAAATTTATGAGCAAGAAAATGTTCAAGATGACATGGAAGAGTTATCTAAAGAAGAACTGATAAAACGTAAAGCGGAGATGTCTGCATTCTACAAAGAAAACATTAAACATCTAAAAGTACAGTTAGATTATGAAGAGCATCTAACTAAAATTGAAAAAACAAGAGCTGAAAGGTTACAAGCCCAAATGTTTATTGTACAAGCATATGCTACTCAAGAGAATCAAGAGTCAACTGAAAAGAATGTTACAAAGGAAGCAGCAATGGAATTTAATAGTGTTAAAAACGAACTATAATGAAACTGCTTAAGGACGGGTCTATTGGATATGATGTTGAGAAACTACAAACTTTATTAAAAATAAAGGTTGATGGTGTATTTGGACCAATGACAAAGAATACGGTTATTAAGTTTCAGTTATCAAGAGATTTAAAACCAGATGGTATTGTTGGAGAAAATACATGGATGCTTTTATTAACCAATAATGGTAACTTAATAAAAGACATAGATCAAGATACAGATATTACAATGCAATACTTTAATACAAGCTTTGATCAAATAATACACAAGTATTATTTAGATAAAGGTCAATATGTAGATAAAGATCCTACAAGAAATAATCAATACTTTTTCTTGCACCATACTGCAGGTGGACCCAATCCTTATGCCTGTATTGATAATTGGAATAGAGATACCAGGGGTCGTATAGCCACTGAATTTGTACTTGGGGGACAAGATTATAAAACAGGAGATGCTGAGTATGATGGTATCATTGTTCAATCTTTTCCTGAAGGTGGCTACGGTTGGCATTTAGGTAGAACGGGATCTGGTTATATGAACAGGAATTCTGTTGGATTAGAGATTTGTTCAATTGGTTATTTAGATAATGAATACAGAAGTTATGTAAATAAAAAAGCAAAAGCTGATCAAGTTATAACACTTTCTGATGTTTTTAAAAATAAACAATATTGGCATAAATATTCTGATAAACAAATAGAAGAAGTAGAAAAATTAATCAAATACATTAGTGAGAGAGATCAAATAGATATGAGAGTAGGGTTACAACAATGGATAAAAAAACAAGGACCCATTAAAGCATTTGGGTTCCAAGAAGATGCATATCTAGGTCGGGTTAAAGGTTTGTTGTCTCATACAAATGTTAGAAAAGATAAAATGGATGTCTACCCGGATCCTAGACTTATTGATGTAATAATAAATTTATAAAATGGCAATTGTAAATAAAGTAAACCAGAAATTAAAAGTGGATATTTCACAAAGTATTAAGTATCAGATACTAACGTATTGTTTCTTTAGTAGTATACATATAAATAATTCGGATTTAAATTTATTAGCTGAGTTAGCAAGTAGTGGTGGTATTGAACTTTCAATATTTTGTAAGTTAATCACTAATAAAAATATTTTTAAAAGTGAACAATCAGCTAGAAATGCTATAAATAAAATAGAAAAAAAGAAATTATTAATTAAAGATGGCTTAAATAAGAAAGTAATTTATATAAACAAAGATATAAATGTGCAATCTAAAGGTATTGTTTTATTGGATATAAAAATTTTAGGTAGTGAGACCAAAGAAACACACTGAATTTAAAAAAGATATAGCAAAAGAAGTTAGTGTTCATCCAAATGTAGTAAATGATTTTATAGCATACTACTATACACAGTTAAGAAAAGAGCTATCTAATTTACCAGCAACTAATATTTATGTGCAAGGATTAGGAACATTTTCTTTAAAAAAAGCTAAACTTAAAAAAGCTATAATAAAAAATAAAAGCATACTTGGTAATTTAAAAAAAACAACTTATAAAGGCATGGAAAAAACACATGCTGTTAATGATAAATTACAAAAACAAGAAAAAGCTTTTGAAAGAATTGAGGGGGAAATAAAAAACAAACAAGAGTTTAAAAAAAGAAAAAATGAACTTTAAAAAATTTTTAGGTGCTTTTAAAAATACTTCAAAAATAACAGAAGGTATTAAAAATAATATATTTAAAAAAGACCATGTAGAAGCAGAAGCTGCATTAAGGTGGGCTATTTGCAAACAATGTCTTTATTTAGATAAATTGGGTGATAGCTGTGCAGTAACGGGTACGCAACCTTGCTGTTCTGATTGTGGGTGCAGTTTAGCATTTAAAACAAGATCATTATCATCAGAATGTACACAAGGGAAATGGCCAGCATTAATGACAGAAGAAGAAGAAGAATTATTAAATGAACAAATAGAAAAGAATAATGACAAACACTAACGAGAAGATAGATTATATATTATTTGAAAATTACATATATCCTAAAATTTTAAAATATTTAAAAGATTATCCAAATGATGAGGATTTTGGTAAGAATGTAAGATTACTTTTAGAAGGTAAAATAAATAATAAATTTCCAGGTGTTCAAAATTTATAACTATGGGGCTAATATTTAAAGAAGAAGGCCATGTATATGAAAGTATAGATGAAGATAAAGTAGACTGGACAAGTGTAACGTCATTTATTGGGATGTTTAAACCTAAATTTGATGCAAAAGCTCAAGCTAAAAAATCAGCTAAAAATAAAAGATCTAAGTGGTATGATATGACACCGCAAGAAATTTTACAAGCATGGGAAAATGAATCTCAACGGGCTATTAAATTAGGAAATTTTTATCATAACCAAAGAGAAAGTGATCTGTTAAATTTTAAAACCATAGAAAGGGAAGGTGTTAAAGTCCCAATAATAAAACCTTTATTTGATGAGGAGACGGGGGTTAAGATTGCACCAGTTCAAAAATTAGATGAAGGCGTTTACCCAGAACATTTTGTATATTTAAAATCTTCTTCCTTATGTGGGCAAGCTGATTTGGTTGAAGTGGTTAATGATCATGTTAACATAACTGATTATAAGACTAATAAAGAAATAAAAAATAAAGGTTTTAAAAATTGGGAGGGTATTACAGCTAAAATGTATAATCCTGTAAATCATTTAGAAGATTGTAATTTTAATCATTATAGCTTGCAAATGTCAATTTATATGTATATTATATTAAAGCACAACCCTAAATTAAAACCGGGTAAACTTGTTCTTCAACATGTAAAGTTTAAACAAGTAGGGGAAGATAAAAATGGTTACCCTATTAATCAGCATGTAAATGGAGAACCTGTATTAGAAAAAGTAATCATGCATGATATACCTTATTTAAAAGATGAAGTTATATCTTTAGTGAAATGGTTAAAACATAATCCCGCTAAGACATGAAAGTAGAAATATTTAGTATTTTAGATCTTAATTGTAATAAAAATAATCCACAAATGCTATCTTTATATTTGAAACATTATAGTGAAAGATTTCCCAATTGTGTTTTTAATATTTACTTAAGCAACTATCCAGATAATTATGACGGGGAGGATATTAATATACTAAAATCTAAAAACTGCAATATTGAAAAAATTAAATTAGGGAATGCTATATATATTTCTGATTTTTCTAAAATTACAAATCTACAATGTAAAATAAAATTTAATAATGATTATAGAAACTATATTAATAAAGAGAGAGACTTTAAAAATAAAATATGGAAAACTTCCAGTGCAGATTGGATAATAGTGTGTGATATTGATGAATTATTAGTAATGTCAGAAAAAGATTTAGAAAATGTTCAGGAAGATGTTGTACAATTTATGGGATATAATATGGTAAGGGATAATGCAAAATCCACTCTTGATGAAATATCATATGGTTTTAGAAGTGGTAGTTATGATAAAACATTATTATTTAGATCTTCTATAACAGATATTAACTTTTCTATTGGTTCTCACACATCCAACCCTTCAGTACCAAAACATAAAATAAATAAAGATAAATATAAATTATTTCATTATGCAGCTAGATATTTGGATAGTGATAAGAATTCATTACCTGAACTTTTAGAACTCATTAAAAAATATAATACGTATGATGAAACCATTTAATATTCAAATTGGAGATACCGGTATATGGAAAAGTAAAAATGTTAAATCAAATCATTTTTTTGATAAATCTTTAGCAGATGGGTTATACAAGTTTTTTGAATCAGAAAAAATAGAAGATATAGTAGATTTTGGTTGTGGACTTGGGGAGTATGTTAGTTATTTTAGAAAAAAAGGTTTAAATGCAGATGGTTATGATGGTAACCCCTTTACAACAGAATTAAATCCAGATTGTAAAGTTATAGATTTAGCAAAACCCTTATATATTAAAGAATATTCATGGGTGATAAGTTTTGAAGTGGGTGAGCATATTCCTAAAAAATATGAAAATATATTTATAAATAATTTACATAATAATAATAAAGATGGTATAATTATAACGTGGGCACTAGAAGGAATACCCGGAGTGGGTCATGTGAATACTAGATCTTCGGAATATATAAAAGATAAATTTATTAAATTGGGATATACTTTAGATGAGGAAAAAACTAATGAATTACGTAAAACATGTAATGTGCATTGGTTAAGTTGTAGTTTAATGGTATTAAGAAAAAATTAAAATTATGATTGTTAAATTATTTGATATACAAAACGGTGAATTAATACCTACGGAACATTGCTATGCATTAGGGTTTTTAAAAGTCATAATGAGTGAATATCCAGATACATATATGGAAGTTTATAAATATTTATTTTATATGACTTGTCCTAATCCAGAGTTAAATCCATTTTTTCATTTGCCTGAAAATGATAAAGAAGATATTATTATTGAAGAGGTTAAATTAGAAGAATCCACAGAAGATAAGGTGATAATATTTGCATTACAAAAATGTGAAGCTATGTATGAAACTCCAACACATAGGGCCTATTTGGGGATTAAGAAAGCTTTAGACAATATGGCAATGTATATGGCCAATACACCCATTACTGATGGGAGAGATGGTAATATAGGGCAAATAAGAGCTGTAGCTAAAGACTTTGATTCTATTAGACAATCATTTAAAGGCGCATATAAAGATTTACAAGATGAACAACAAACATTTGTACGTGGTGGTCAAGGACTAGCATATGATCAAATGTAATTATTAATTATAAAACCAATATTTATGAAAAATACCGAACCTTATTATTATACTGGGAAATATCACGGGTATAGTGCAAGAAAAGTAACAGAAGATTTTGAATTATCTTATAATATAGGAACAGCTGTTACATATTTATTAAGGGCTGAAAGAAAACATGATAGTCCCATAGAAGATATTCAAAAAGCAATTAATCATTTAAATTTTGAATTAGAAAAGTTTAAACTTAAACCTGCATCTGCATTGGAAGAACTTAAATTTAAATCAATAAACTTATGATGAGACAATCACGTGTTATGAATGCTTTATATGCTAAAGCTATAGCAGATAAAGAGAAAGCCCTGATGGCATTAGATCTATTAGAAAATAAAGCCGTTGGTATTGGGGATCATACAGCAAATGATTTTTTTGAAGATGCTGAAAAAGCATTAGAATTATTAATAGATGCAAATGATAAAATTGAAATACTAGAATGGTATTTTAAGGTTGATAAAAAAGATATTAATTTATAAAAACTAAAAA